CATAAACGACACGACACGACACGACACGACACAATCTATGACAGAATATATTACTTTATTATGTCATATGTCATAAAATCACGTCAAACTGAATAGATATTAGATGATATCTCTTCGAAAGCATTTACATGCGATAAGCACCAGGAGCAGCACCAGATGCCTGCTTGGCGACAGTAGGAAGAGAATCAGAAGGAGCACCCATACCATAAGTGCCTGCCTTCATGTTGCTCGTCACGCACATGGAGTAAAACAAACGTGTCTGGAAATACATAAGAGCATATACCAAAATCATCAAGAATGAATAAACGCCGCTCATGAGTGTAATTTTTCCCCTAAATAAAAGAACCAGCGATGAAACAAAGCCTAACGCAGCAACCGCTAAGAAAATAAAATTAACGACGGTAAGCCAGTAAAACAAGAGACAATAGTCCTTGTCCAGAGGAGCAAATAATTCTTGGATTGCGTTCATTATCTCAATATACTCGTTTATAATATATAAACATAAAAAATATATTCACATATCACACATGGATAACTATACGACTTTTCTAGGCAGAGAAAACATCTATAACAATATCCGAGATTTCCTAGCCTCATTTCAGAAAAATAAAGCCGATCTTACATTTAAACGAGGTATCTATATTTATGGAGAACCCGGGTCAGGAAAAACCGAATTCATCGTGCGATTACTAAAAGAGTTAAATTATGATATGGTGAAATATGACGCAGGAGATATTCGAAACAAGTCCATCATCGAATCGATCACGCAACATAATATATCAGATAAGAACATCATGTCGATATTTCAACGTAAGATCCAAAAAATCGTCGTAGTTATGGATGAACTGGACGGAATGAATAACGGCGATAAAGGAGGAATTACCTCTCTCATCAAACTCATCCGTCCTAAAAAGACAAAAAAACAAAAACAAGAAGAAATCACAATGAATCCGATCATTTGTATTGGGAATTATCATATCGATAAGAAAATCAAGGAGCTGATGAAGGTGTGTTATGTGTATGAATTGAAGACACCAACTCCGGCTCAAATGACGCAAATTATCGACATGAAGCTTCCGACAATCGATGCGGTAATGCGAAAAAATATCATTACATTCGTTCAAGGCAATCTTCGTAAGCTAAATGCGGTAATGGAAATGAGTAAAAAATCAAACATGATACTTGCGAACAATATTCTTCATGCAATATTTCAGCCGAAAACATATAATGAAGATATCAAAAAAATAACCGAAAAGTTGATGAACACAGAATACCCGATTTCAGATCATAATGTTCTAATCAACGAGACAGATCGCACTACAATCGGGTTGCTTTGGCATGAAAATATTATTGACTTGTTTGAAAAGATGCCGGTCTCTGTTTCCGCACCATTTTATAAACTGGTTCTGGACAACATATGTCAAGCAGATTATTTTGACCGTATCACATTTCAAAACCAGATTTGGTTGTTTAATGAACTATCGTCACTAATAAAAACATTCTACAATCATCATTTGTATCACAAATCATTCCCAAAAAAGGCACGATTTCATCCTACGGAGGTTCGTTTTACGAAGGTATTAACAAAATATAGCACCGAATACAATAACCAACTGTTTATACAGAATCTGTGTATTCAACTTTCAATGGACCAAAATGATTTATTTACATTTTTCATGACATTAAAAAAACAATATTCAGAAGATGAAATTCCACGGATTTTAGAGATGTATGAAATTACAAAATTGGACATCAATCGTATTTATCGTTATTTAGACAAATATATGGAAAAAACCAATGATGATGATAGTGGAGGCGAACAGGATAGTCATTATGATTCGGTTCTAGTTGAATGAAACATCGATTTCGCTTATGCGTTTGAATAATACCTAAAAGATATAATTAGTATTTAGAAATAACTAATTATATGGGTGCGTCCATTTCATTTGATTCGAAATATCGTTTGATTTTAGATACTGAAGTTGAGTGTATTTCCGTAAATCCTCCTAGAACGAAAGGAGAAAAACCACATTCAACAAATAAGAAACGGTCCAATAACGACAGTGGGAGCGACAGTGGGAGCGAGAGTGGGAGCGAGAGCGGCAGTGGTAGTGATAGCGGAAGTGGGAGCGGAAGCGAAAGCGATACAGGAGACAAAACATACACTGTAAAGATAACTCCTGAAATTGTAAGCTACATCCGCAGTTATCTTCGTAAGAATGAGTTTCTCGATGAATTTGACTTGATTACTGAAATCGACCTCGATAACTATGACCATGCTCCCGGTTCAGCACTTGTGTTTAACTCGGACTCGATTGTCTATGTTACAAATAATCAAACGATCGAATCGATTGGAGAGTGGGAATATATTCAACCGGAAAAAGAAAACGCAAAGCAAAAATCGATGTCATCAAAGTCGAAGACGAAGTCGAAGTCGAAGCATCGGGACGAAGAGAGTAATAGTGAGAGTGATACAGAGAATCATCATGATTCGGCATATAAGACAAAAAGGGATGAACTTCCTGTAAGTGAAATTGAAAATATTCTTAAGAATAAATTTGAAGAATACAATAAAGGTCATGAATTTGTAATCCATGAATCTAAGAATAATCTTCTTTGTTTGAGGATTAATTCGGTTGAAATCGTCAAAGCGTAATACCATAATACCATAATACCATAATAATTGACACTAAATTATGGTATTATCAAGAATTGATCATCCCGCACCCGCACCCGCACCCGCACCCGCACCCACACCCGCATCCGATGTTGTCTGTGGTATAGTTACACTTACATCCACAGTTCTTTCCTCTTGTAATGCTTGATACTTTTCTTGAAGAATCTGATATTCTTGGTTCAATCGTGCGATTTCATGGTCACGTGATGCGACATCATTTTGTAGTGCTTGAAGAATATCAACAATCTGTTTGTTATTCAACGTAACGGGTGGTTGTCCTGGGTGTTGTAACACGATATTCCCTGGTGATTGTTCCGCCATCTTTGCTCGTTCTTTCTCGATTTGTAAGGATTGTGCGATAACATCCGGTTTCATTTCAGGTCTCCCCGGTTCATAATTTTCTAACAACCCCTCTAATTCACTCATGTAAAACCGACGAAGCTCATTATCTTTGATAAAATCCATTACCTTTTTTGGTGAATCTCTCACTATATCAGGATTGGCATTTACAAGAAGTTTGCGTTTATCGAATGTATTATGTTCATGTGAAAATACCAGAATCACTTTCATCGGATCCAATTGAACAAAGGGCACCGTGTAATCCTTTAAAAAAGCACGTTCTTCTGCCAAACACGCATCATCATTATAACGGGTGTTCTTTATTAATTTCCGCTTAAATGCGAAAGTTCCAGCTGTTGCGTGGTTCGGTCCATAAGGTCCAAACCGTTTCATTTGTTTAATATGCTTGAAATAAATATAAATCTCACTTGAACCTGCACATAATGCGTCCGGATGAGATAGTAATGTTTCAACCGCATGTGACACACGTTTTGGCGGATAATAATCATCGTCGTCCATATACACCAATATTTCACCACGGGACTTCTCATGAAGTAAATTCCGCTTCTTCCCCAATGTCATTTTAGTATCATATTTGAAATATTTAACACGTGGATGTGACACTACAAGATCCTCAATCGGGTCAGTTCCGTCATCAATAATAATCCATTCCATGCGATCTTGTGGATAATCTTGTGCGTTGAAACATGAGATGATTGCTTTAATAAAGGGACGACGATTAAATGTTGGTGTGCAGACACTAACAAATGGGTATTTTTTGAAATACTCGGGTGATGATTTATCGATGCCAACCGCTGCTCCCGCAGACGCCGCTCCCGCAGATGCCTTATTCTTTCCACCCATATCGTATAACTATAAATATAATAGTCTTATACGATATTATTTATGTTCTTTATACAATAAGTGGCGAATCGGACTATCCCCCACCCCAGTTTCGAATCGAGTGAATAAACTCCATAATTCCTTCCCAATAATGTGCGAGGTACAAAACAAGAAGCATTAAAATAACAATCGCAGCAACATTGATATCCAAATACTCGAATGCGTAAAACATCAACGTCAAATTAAAAAAGAAGAATATAATTGGAACGTATCGAGCATATAATTCTCGGTATTGATCCCAATGAAGTAGAGGATAAATAATTAATGTTCCAATAAACTGTATCAGTTGCACAAAATACGACACTACTGGGAATATACCAATACCAAAACCTGTGAATAATGACCATAACGTCCCTCCAATGAACTCTTTACGATGATCCGTTTGATTTACAATCATTCCGATTACCGTTGTAAAAAAAGGACCACCCATCAACATAAAACCAGCGAACAAAAGAAAGACAAACGGCATGAGAATAATCAATAGAGGTGATACCGCATCATACAATTCTACTGGAATCGCATTTGAAATACGTGTAATTTGTTCAAAGATATAAGACAACATCGCACGATCCGATGAAAATGAAAAGATGAAGGAGTTATTAATCCATTGCTTGAATCGTGCCTTAATAAAGTCCCAGTTCAATAGATTTACTTTTGTAACTCCTTCTTCAACACTATCATTCACCATATCTAGGTCTTCTTTTGTCAAACAGAACCATTTAAAGACGTAGGTATCCAGAAGAATCGCCGCCTTGAGGTATATTTTTTTAGCTGTTTCGATTTTCGGGTCATCCGCAATACCTCCAAACTTATCGTCGCAATCTGCGTCACAACTTGTGTATTCATTCGTATAGCAATATGGCCACTCATGTCGGTCAGTCGGAAATAGTTTATTCAAGTTAATGTTATTGTTTTTGATACTTTCAGGTGCCGAAAAAAACATGATATTCACACATATCACCGAAATGATAACAGTCTCGACAAATAGAGCCAATACACTAAGTCCAAACTCTTTTAGTGCCTCTAAGTCGAATAATGATTTCGGCTTCACTTTCTCTTTCCCAGGTTCTTTTTCGCCATCAGCTTCTTCATCGTCGTCCCCTCCACCTAACATTCCTCCTACTTTGCTAAACGTTCCTTCTTCTTCATTATCAGCTTCTTCATTATCAGCTTCAACGTCATCGGGTCGTTCTTCTTCGTCGTCCGCCATTATGATAAGTTATATATACCATAGATTATTATCACGGATGATTTACAATTCTCAACTGTTTAACGAGCATACATTAATCCACAGTTGCCGGATATAAACGTGAGGACATTGTATCTCTCTTCCAAGATGTGAAGATCGTAATTATACAAGTAAATATTTACATTCGGTTTATTTATTCCGATAATCTCTCGAGTGTTTGGATTACAAATCACTTTCACTTCAGCAGAAGAGTCAAGCGGCGGATAGATTGTCGTCATTTCGAGTTCTATCTGATTGAATTTACTCATATTGATCGCACCGCTTGGTTGGAGGTCAAATGGATCGGAATTCAGGCAGAAATTATAGCAGTAGATACCTGGTTTCGCGCTTCCTCGTGTGCGTGTATATTTTTCGACATAGTTATATACCCCTGCGTCTAGTAAATTCTCTCGGTATTTGCCGTTGAGTGAAATTCCCAACATCTGTAGAATGTCACGTTCATTTTCTGACTGAAAATCGCCGGTGATATGAAGTCCAGTCATACGTTTATCCCGTGGGTTAATGCCTGGACCAATCCCGTTTTTCGGTCCGTTTTTGTCGAAGAAATAGCGGTCATTCGCAAAGGCTGGATTCAAATTTGTAAGAAGGTCGGTTGTCTGTCGAATATCTTCTGAAAATGCGATGGGTCGCCAATCGTCGTCAATGGGAGCGGGGATAATATCATACGGCAGATAGTTATATGGCCAGTTGGTATAATTGCTCCATTCATTTCGAAGATTCACATCGCTGCGTTGGAAAAAGAGTGTCCATGAAGAAACCATCCCCATTGAATTCTCGATTTTGATTTTCTTGTTCCCTGTTACATCGTTAAATACCCAATCATAGTAAGACTTAATCAGATATTTCTGTTGATTGGCAGCAAAGACTTTTGATTCTTCATCTGACAGAAAACAATAGGTCGCAATTAAATGAACATCCGCATTCCAGTCAGTTCGAAGACTTGGATAAGAATTCAGGGATAAATCAATACTGGGCGGAGGGTATAAAAATCGCCACATCTGGTGAAGGGGGTTCGTAAAATCCGGCTGAACGACTGGCCAGAAATTCTGCGGGTCGCCCACATCACGGATAGTGAATAACTCCTTTACCGGTCGAAGTGTTACATCGATTTGTAGTTGGTTATATTGAAGACATACAAGTGGAAATGCCATTTTCGATGAAAGAGTGAACCACGCATTGATTGGGATATATATTTTACGCCCTCGTATCGACGGCTCCGCACCAGCAACATTGGAAGTGCGATACGCATTCGGGTATTGATTCAATCGTGCGCCTGAACACCCTGGATTATATAGTTCAGGAACATGACCTGTCATTTGATTGTATAGTTCGCGCTTCGTATTATCTAGGTCACGTTCTACGATCGCCATCAAATTATTTCCAGTAAAACGCTGAAGGGTCATGCCGCCAACTGAAATCACAATTTCTTTTACAAGTTGAGTGCCGATATTTTCAATCCAACGAAACTCATAGGGTGCCCACATGTCTTCGACTCGGGCAGGTGGATGAATTGGACTCCAAATCGACGGCAATGTTACACATATATAGGTATCCATCAATAATTCCGCATATCTCGGCATATAAAACGTGAATTTGGATTCTTCGGTCATGCGTAATTTCTTCTGACCATCAAAATCAACTCTAAACTTTTGAAGACCGAAATTCGTATATTTAAGGTATGTGCTTTTGAAAAATGACTTTTTGGGATTACCGTTAAGAATAACATTTTGATTTCCGGTAGCGACCAAATTTAATAAACCACCAGTCATTTAGTATGCTTATTATTTGTTATGTTGTATATAACTTTATATAAAAATCTATTATTATATACAACAGGAGGAAATGAAAGAGAATCAAGTAGAATTCATGTTCATAGGTATTATTATTGTGGTTTTCGCAACATGGAAACTATCAGAAATGATTAAATCCAAGTGTTATGATAAAAAAAAGTTGGCTCCATTCAAGGAGGGATTTCGTAAGAGTAGCACAGAGAAACCTGGATCCGTTCCTAATCCGAATCCGAATCCGAATACCAGTTCCGGTTCCATTTCCAACGCAGTTCTGACGCCCAACCCCAACCCCGACCCCAACCCCGAGTTTATGACACAACTAACCGAACTACTCAATAAAAATAATATCACTTTTTCAGGGAATACACCGGAATTGACGACAGAGAAATTTACACTCGATACAACCGAGAATGATATGACGATACATCAGAGGAAAAAGGC